AAAGCTGGAGGCGTACATTCCTTCAAAAGGGATTCCATTACGTTGAAGGTAACTATGAAAACCCATCGCTCCAAGACCAATCGCCCGTTCTCTATATGCTGAATAAGCGGCTTTTGCAAAGCCTGTTTTATCTGGTTCCACATTTTCTAAAAACTCCCGTCTGTTCATGCCAGCCTTGGGATAGCTATGGCTACCACCTGTGGCGTTATCAATAAAGTGTTCAATGATGTTGTCCAGCATAGTCACTAGGTCATCAATGAACTGTTCATCGTCCTTCCAATCATCAAAGTATTCTAGGTTAACACTGGACAAGCAGCACACTGCTGTACGGCTCTCACTGGTCGGCAGGGTAATCTCAGAGCATAAGTTACTCTGGCGTACCTCTAGCCCTAGCTCCTTCTGTTCCTCCGGCAGAGCCTCATTGCAACGGTCTAGGTTAACAATGTATGGCTCACCTGTCTCTGCTCTAGTGTGTATTAGCTGCCACCACAAGTCTCTTGCTGATACAGTCTTGACTGCCTGCTTGGACTTAGGGTCAACTAAACGCCACTGACCATCAGACATGACGGCGGCCAAGAAGTCGTCTGTGATTGTAATACCATTGTGAAGGTTGAGACACTTACGATTAAGATCACCACCAGTAGTCTTTCGCATAGCGATAAATTCTTCAACCTCTGGATGGCTGATGTCCATATACGCTGCATAAGAACCTCTCCGTGTTACGCCTTGGTTAAAGGCAAGCATTTGACTGTCAACTACGTGCATGAAAGGGATAGAGCCAGTAGACTGACTGCCGTTAGAAGTAGAAACGCCATTGCTTCTAACATCACCCCAATATCCACCCAAGCCTCCACCTCCACTTGCCAACCATATGTTTTCATCATAATGGTCAGATAGGCCACGCCTTGAATCAGGAACATAATTAAGAAAACAGCTAATAGGGAGGCCACGAGTGGTTCCCCCGTTGCTAAGTATAGGAGTGCTAAAACCAAACCAACTCTTACTTGCGTAGTCGTAAAGTCGCTGTGCAAGATTGTAGTCAGTATAGCCTTGATACGTTGCACCATAGACCGCTGCTCTGGCGAAGGCTTCTTGGGCATGTGTCTCATCCTCCCACAAGTATCTGTCCTTCAGTGTCTCTAGTGAAAACACACTAAGGTCTTCATCCCTGTCGTAGTCAATCTGGATACCTAAGTAATCCTGTACTCCTGTCTTACTTGTCACTTGGATGCTCCAGCAAATAGTTAATCATTCGTTCTTCGTACCACCTAGCTTTGCGTAGGTCTTCAATAGGTTTACCTTTGTATCTAAAGCGCCACATATACTTCAAAGCATTACCACGGAGATAACCAATGTACTCATCGTGTGTAAGCATGCCTTTGATAGCATCAATGCACTCCATGCCCCCATTGTTATAATGCTCTGGTCGGTTAACTACATCGTAGCTCTTAGCCATAGCTTCCTCAGAGAACACTGGATGCTCATTAGGTACGTTGTCTAACTCATCCATCCAAGCCCAATCTTTCTTTCTGTTTATCCTGTTCCACTCCTCTGGAGTAGCGTTATCAATACTCATCCCATTCATCTCCGTTTGTCTCGTCTTCAAACTGGTGCAGCCTGTTGATAAACTTGTCTTCAAACCTGTCCAGCAGTTCTTCAGCGGATATATCCAGTGCCTCTAGTATATCATCGGCATCGTACCGCTTCAACACTCTCTCCTTTATCTCATCCATTGTTAGTGACATGATCTACATACTCATCAACTGTGTAAAACTCAAAGCCTTCTTTCTGACACCACTGGCCCATCGTAATCTTAGAACCCTTCCTGACCTTCTTGTTAGGGTCTGACAGGACAAAGATTAACTTGATGGGGTCAATGCTGTCACGTATCGCTGTGTACTTCTGGGTGTCTCCTGTCCTAAAGAAACCTTTAGTTTCTATGTAGTCACCCGTCTTCTTGTCCACAAAGTCTGGCTTGTACTTCCTGTGCATTACGTATGGTACATCATAGGGTTCGTACAAGTATCTACGCTTGGGCGCTGCTTGTGCAAACTTCTTCTCCAGCCCAGAGCGATAGATGCTAGTTCTCCGTGATCTCTTGGACTTTAGGCTCATTTACTACCTCCGTTAGGAATCTTGGGCCGGTTGAGTATAAGAATGTACGCAGCTTAGGGTAGCAAGCATGTTTGAAGTGACAGTAGGAGCAGCCTGTAGCCAGCTTCATGTTACCAGACTTACCATCAGGCACAGGCTTGTGACATAGCTCAGGTGGTTCTTCCTGCTCTACCATCTCCTTGATGTGCTTGATACGTTCAGTGATGTCGCTCTTGAGAACTTCATAGACAGGAGCCTGCTTGTCCTCTAGGTCATACTTCAGGTAGGTCAAGTGACCATTGGCTTTATCCATAGCCAGCCAGCCTACTTGTGTCTCACCTTCAGACTTAGCGTATCCCTTGATCTGATCTATGTACCCAAAGGGGTCATCAAATGCAAGCGTAGCATCTTTGAACTTCTTGAAGCCGTAGGTACTGGCAGACTTAACGTCAGTCACTACGCCATCAATCTTGCAGTCCATGCTACCTGAGATACCTTCTACTTCTGCATGTGCTTGCTCATGGGTCACTGTATGGCCTGCTAGTCTAGCAAACAACAGAAGCATCTCTTCAATGAGATGTCCGTACATGAACTTCACAAGGGTATGTGGCTGCATCTTCTCCTTTGGCCCTACATTATTGTAGTGGTTCCAAAGGTAGCGGTCATCCTTACCAATGTTAGACATGCGTAGCTTACGTGCATCGAACTTACCACGCTGGGTAAACTCCTTACGCATCAGATCCTTACATGCCTCACCAAAGTCATCAATGATCTGCTCAGCGTCCACTGACTTGTCAGGTGACTTGTACTTAACAAGATCGTAGATGTCCTCTATTAGTGTGTTAGTTGTTTTCATTGAAACTCCCTCATAGGTAACTCTAGTATAGCTGTAGCGACAGGGTGTTGAATGTAGAACCATTCGCCTCTACGTTCATGTCTCTTCTCTAATAGATCATGTGCAAACTTCTCAGCCTTGCGTCTGTCACTGGTGTCATACGTTGCTATCAACTCATAGTCTCTGTAGGGAGAGCTAGTCTGATACTGCTTGAGCCTATCCTCAGCGTCCACAGCCATCCCCACTTTACACCAGCCCGGAAATGCTGGGTTGACTATGATGTAGACTTGACCTTCTTTGGAAGTCTCATAGTTCTTCAAGGAACTAAAGGCTGCGTCCCCAAAGGACTTGTATCGTCCCGGCTTGTGCAACGGGTGTGTTACTGGTACGTACTTACCGTTAACAAACATATTCTTAAGGGCATTCCTTTTAGCTCTTTTCTTAGCCGCTTCAGGAGAGTCCTTATAATAGTAAGGCTTGTTTGTTCTAGGATTAATACTAGTGAGTGTCTGCCCAGCTTGCTCCAACTTGGTATTCTCCTGTGAGTTTGCAGTTGAGTCCAAGTTCAATTCCTGCTGCTTCCAAACAGGAGACTGCGAGTCTTCCGTACTTGTCTGCTTGGGATTCTCTGACCTCTGCTTGCACTTCATCATGAATGTTTCCAACAAAATAATAATCTAAGTTCCATAGTATAGCATACTCCTGTAATAAACACAAGGCTTTTTTCATAACGATTGCACCGGCACTCTGAAGTAATGTATTCAGTGCTGCGTGTTCTGATCGTATGTGTAGCTTCCTGCCGTCTAATCCATTGATCCAACCGCATGCTGCTTCTTGTGTAACTCTTCCTTTAAGATCTGCATATGCTGGGAGATTAGACATAAATCGTTCTCTAAGCACTCTACCAGCACTTGCGCCTCCCTGTGCCACCGTACCAAGTTTCGCATCTCCTGCTCCGTACAACAGTGCGTAGATGAAAGTTTTTGCCTGATCTCTTGATTCAAGTCCTGCAAGGTGTTGGTTAGCAGTGTGTATGTCTCCTCCAATGACTTCATTAGTGTACTCCTTATCGTCCATGTAGTGAGCCAACATGCGTAGCTCTAGGCCACTAGCGTCAAAGCCCACAAGTTTGTACCCGTCCCTTGCAATCCAGCACTGTCGGCACTCCTTACCATACGGTGAGTAGCTTGCAGGCACTTGGGCCAAGTTAGGTTTAGAGTGCGTCATCCTGCCTGTAACAGCGCCATTGGTGTTAACATAGCCATGTACTCTATCGGTGTCTGGGTTAGCTTCATCTACCCATGACTGCACTTGAGCCACACGCTTTTGTAACATCAGGTACTCGGCAATCATCGCTGCCTGTGGTATATCCTTGACGGTAGACAGGACTGCTTCATCTACCATTGGCTGACCTGTGGGTGTTAGCTTGCAAGGCTGCCATCCAAAGTCAATCAGGTACTCGCCTATCTGCTGTCGAGACCCAAGGTTAAATGGCTTGAGCATCTTACGCATGAAGGGTGACCTGTCGCCAGTGTCCAGCACACGCTGGTATTCATCGTCAGTAAGCCCAACCTTAGACAGGCTGCCGTCCTTCTTAGTCTTTGGCACTACCTGTTTAACGTCCACCCACTTAGGTTTGAATACCTCATGCACCTCATCCTCTACAGCCATCTTGCGTTCCTTGAGGGTAGCAAGTAAGTCAGCAGCATGTCGGACATCCAGCAGCCAGCCATTACGTACCTGCTCCTGTATGATCCACTGCACCTCATGCTCAAGGTCAATGGAGTCCTGACTGAACTTAAGTAGCTCCATCCTGAGCTTGTTGTATGCCTGCTCTGTGACACGTACATCTTGGATGCAATACTCCACCATCTCAGGGGACAGGCAAGTCCAATCATCATGGTCGCCTTTGCCACCAAAGTTAGCCAGCCTGTGCCCACCCTCGCGCTGTGGATTAGCAAGCCTTGATAGCACCAAGGTATCCACCACCCTGTCCTTGCTCACATGAATGCCCCAGAGCTTCTCTAACACCGGCAAGTCAAAGCCTATGAGGTTGTGGCCTACCACTGGGAAATCCCCTGTAAGGGCTTTAGAGAGGCTCTCGCTATCGTAATGCTCCTGCACCTCACCATCCTGAATGGTCACTGCAATCCAGATAGTGTCAGGGTCAAGGCCATTGGTCTCTATGTCTAGGAATAGATTAGAGTGCATTAGCCCTATCCTCCTGCTGAGGCTTAGGCACCTCACGCATCCTGCCTGTGATCTTGTCGTACTTCAGGTAGCAGCAGGCTCCTGTCAAGCCAGCATAACGATTCTTAAGGATACGCACTGTGGTTGTATTGCGTCTGTCCTCGTCCTCATTCTGCTGGTCACGCTCAAGACCAATCACCATGTCGGATAGCTGTGCGATAGCCTGTGATCCACGTAGTTCACTTAGACTTATCTGCCCACCATCTTCATGCGGCTTACCCTGAGTACGCTTAAGGTGTGACACAAGGAACAGACCTACGCCTAGCTCCTGCACCAGTGACCTTAGCTTGGTCATGATAGCGTCGATAGCCTTACGCTCGTCACCGTTGTCCTGCGCTGACACAACGATAGACAGGTGGTCAAGGATTATCCACTTGCAGTCTAACGCTTTTGCCATGTAGCGGACGCGAGCCAACAGGTTATCTTCGCTTGTGCTACCCCAGTGGTCAAACAGGTAGTAGCGCCCTGTCCCCATTGTCTGCTCCCAGAAGGGCAGTGCAACGTCAGGGTCTAGGTCTTCCTCCAAGTGCAATGGACAGTCTGCTGCTACTGACATCACGCCCAGTGCAGTGCGAGCTATGTCTTCCTCTAAAGCTAGGATACCAATGTTGTCCTCCGTAGCGTTTAGTAGGTAGTACTCCAGCTCCCTGACTATCTGTGATTTGCCCATGCCCGAGCCACTTGTGATTGTCACCAGTTCATATGGCCTGAACCCTTTGGTGTATGTGTTCATACCTTGCCAAGGATAGGGCACCGAGCTGACCTTGATCTTATTGGTAAGAGCTTCCCATGTATCGTTGCCTGAGATGATACCATCCGGCTGGTACACTTTAGCGTCCCACCAT